TGAGCGGATAATGAACAGTGCATCACTGCTGTTCATCCACAATGCGTGGACATGCGCTTGCGGAAACGCAAATGATTTCAGAAAGCAAGCTGACGACTTGGACAAGATTACCCAGGCATCCATTGAGGCTTATAAAAGCAGAACAAATATTTCAGAAGAAGAAATCAAAGAACTGCTTGATAACGAAACATGGATTTTACCAAGCGAAGCTTTAGAAATGGGTTTTGCCACTGCAATAGTTGGAGAAGCAACAAGTGATAAGGCTGCAGCAAGTGCTAGAAAGGCTCTTTTTAATTTAGTGAAAAATGTTAGCCAAAAAGAGCCTGAGCCAAAGCCAGCACAGGAGCCTGCACCTGAACCCGAACCAGATTTAGGTCCTGGACAGGAACCTGAGCCTGTGCCAGAACCACAAGAAAATAAACCAACAAGGTTTTTTAACGCTTTAATAAAATAGAAAGGGAGATGATGTAATGAAAAATCTTGATTTATTCCAACAAAAGAAAGCTGAAATAGCAAACAAACTTAGAGAGTCAATGGAAAACAATGATGAGAAAGCATTTGCTGAGGCTTTTGAGGAATATACCAATATTCTTCAGGAGGCTGTTTTGGCAGAGGCAAAAGGATTGGTACAGGCAGCAGATAATCAAATACTTGCTGGTCGTGGCGTAAGGGTTTTAACATCCGAGGAAAAACAGTATTATGAGAAAGTAATTGAGGCTATGAAGTCTAACAATCCAAAACAGACTTTGAGTGGATATGATGCAGTTCTACCCAAGACTGTAATTGATGCAGTATTCGAAGATATTACAGAAAGTCATCCGTTGCTTAACGTGATTAATTTTAAAAACGCTGATGCTTTAGTTGAGTATCTCTATTCGACAATGGATGGACGCTTTAAGGCAATTTGGGGCAAACTTTGTGATGAAATTACTAAACAATTAAGCGCTCAGTTCAATAAAATAAATTTTGGACAGAACAAACTTTCTGCTTTTATACCGATTTGCAAAGCTATGCTGGACCTAGGCCCAACTTGGCTTGATAGGTATGTTAGAACTATTTTGTTTGAAGCCATTGCAAACGGTCTAGAGGATGGAATTATCAATGGTCGAGGTACTGCAGAAGGTAATCAGATGAATCCGATCTATGAGCCAATTGGCATGATTAAAGACCTAGATAATTTCAACGTTAATACCGGTTATGCAGACAAGCAAACAATTGCAGTAGAAGATTTTTCTCCTGAAAATTATGGAGAATTAATTTCACAACTTGCAGTTGGACGGAATGGCTTAAATAGAGTTGTAACTGAAGTGTTGCTGGTAGTTAACCCTGTAGATTATCTGACTAAGGTGTTCCCTGCTACCACATACCAGACACCTCAGGGGACTTTTGTAAAAGATATTTTCCCATTCCCGACAAATGTTGTTCAGTCTGCTTATGTCCAACAAAATAAAGCAATTCTTGGAATTGCTAATAGATATTTCGCTGTGTTAGGCACCGGAAAAGACGGAAGAATCGAATATTCAGACGAATATAAATTCCTAGAAGACGAAAGAGTTTACTTGATTAAGCTTTATGGCACCGGACGTCCTCTTGACAATAATAGCTTTTTATACCTTGACATTTCTAATGTTAAGCGTTTTGTGCCTACTGTTAAGACTATAGATGTAACACCACAGGAACAGGAAGAGGCGTAAAATGTGAAAGGTGATGGATTATGAAGGTAAAAGTTATAAAGACATTTAGAGATAAATATACAAAAGTTGTTTATCAGAAAGGCCAAGAAATAGATTTAACTAAAGAGCGGTATGAGGAGCTAACCTCTGCCGCCCTTGGTCCCTTTGTTGAAGAAATTAACACAGATGTAGCGGAAAAAGTTGATGAAAGCAAATCGGAACAAAAGAAGCCTACAAAAAAGAAATCCACTAAAAAGTAGGTGGTTAAAATTAATAACAATATTAACATTTTATTATTAAATGAACTTAAAAATTATCTTGATATAACCTGGGAAGATGATCAAACAGATATAAAGTTACTGGGCATGATTGAGAGAGGTATGAAATATCTTAACAGAGTAGCTGGTACCGAACTTGACTTTACTGTTAATGACAAGCCAAAAGAGTTGTTATTCGATTACTGTAGATATGCAAGAAGCAACGCATTAGAAATGTTTCAACAGAATTTTTTGCATGAGTTATTATCATTACAAATACAGGCGGAGGTAGATTCATATGAAGCTTCCGACAGTGACGCAAACATTTAATGACGGTGTTTTGGATATATATAGAGTTACAAATATTGCCGAAGCAGGTAATATGCCTAAAGATGGATTAAAAGCAAAAATAAAAAATATAAGGTATTCAGAGCGAACAGTAGGAATGGGACGATATTGGGCGGCAATGCAGGAGCATGTACAAATTACGCAAATGGTTAGAATTCAAAGGATTGAAGCGATAAATGTTAATGATGTTGCAATTATTAAAGGGAAACAATACAAAATAGTGCAAATCCAGTATGTGCAAGATGTATCTCCGCCTTGTATTGATCTGTCTTTAGAAAGGTTGGAGACAGAATATGAAATTAAGTGATTTGAGAGATTTGTTATTGACTATAGAGGTACCCGTGTTTCATTACCATGCATCTAAGCAGCCAGATAAATATATTGTATGGGCTGAAGATACAGAGGGAACATCAATAAGTGCGAATAATAAGAAAATCAATCAATCCATTCAAGGTACAATTGATTATTTTACTAAAACTGAATTTGACCCGAACGTTGATAAAATTCAAGAGACATTAAACTCTGCAGAAATATCATGGAGACTGAATTCCATACAATACGAAGAAGATACGGGATATATACATTATGAATGGGTTTTTGAGGTGATATAAATGGCCCGAATGATAATAATTGGATTGGATGAATATGCAGCACAATTAACGAAGCTTGGAAGTATGTCGGTTGAAATTGCGAAAGGTGTGGTAATGGCAGGAGCACAGCCAGTAGCAGATGAAATAAGACGAGGGCTGGAAAGAAATTTACAAGGATCTAAATATTCGACTGGTGATTTATTAAATTCACTCGGAATAGCTCCGCCTGACGTAGATAGAAACGGCACTGTGAATACAAAAGTTGGTTTTGATGGATACGATAGAAAAGGCGTACCAAATATTGTTAAAGCAAGAGTAATGGAAAGCGGATCAAGCAAACAAAAAAAGAGGCCGTTTGTTAGGCCTGCAGTAAATCGGTCTAAACAGAAGGCGATAGAAGAAATGCAAAAAAAGCTTGATGAAGAGCTTAAAAAAATTTTCAAATAGGAGGTAATGTAAATGGCCAAAATTGGTTTGAAATATCCTGTTTATAAAACATCAACTAAACAAGGAGTAATAGCAAAAGCAATACAGGCCGATATTTCAATTACGACTAGTAACGTTGTATTGTATGCCGACGATGCTATTGCAGAAACTGATAAAAGCTTTCAAACCGGAACGATTACGCTTGGTGTAGATGATTTAAGTGATGAAATTCAAGCCGAATTTCTAGGGCATACAATAAACGAACAAACAGGCGAAATGACTGCTAATGTGGATGATGTAAGCCCATATGTTGGCATAGGATTTTATGGTGTCAAGATAGTAAATGGTGTTAGAAAATATCGTGCAATTTGGTTGCCTAAAGTACAATTTGCAGAGCCAGCGGATACGAACGCAACAAAAGGTGAAACTGTTACATTTAATACGCCAGTATTGGAAGGGACAATTATGTTTGATGATGACGGCAATTGGAAATATGAAAATACTTTTGACACTGAGCAAGAAGCTGTTTCATATTTAAACGATAAAGCCGGGATTGTAGTAGATGCATAAAGTGAGGATGGTTTACTCCATCCTCGTTTTTAATTTTAGGAGGGATATTATGTTAGGCGCATTAAAACATATCAAAATTGATGGAAAGGAATATCCAATCGCATTTACACTAAATGTTATGGAAGCTATACAAGATGAATATGGTAGTATGGAAAAATGGTTAAATGTAATGGAACCAGGTGAAGGTGAAGAAATTAAAATCAAAGATTTGATATGGATTTTTAAAGAGATGATTAATGAAGGCATTGATATTGAGAACGAAGAAAAAGGCGAAAAGAGATCGTTTTTAACTCATAAGCAAGTTGGGCGGCTTGTATCAGCAATAGGCATGAAAGATGGACAAGAGTTTATAAAGAGTTTAACAATCAAATCAGTAAAAACTGATGAAGAAAAAAACTTGACACCCACGCAGAATCAATCGAATTGAACGGAGAAATAAAGATTGATTTTGCGTGGGTTTTGTATATTGGCATGAATAAATTAGGATTTACTGAAAAGCAAATCGGTCATATGACATGGCGGAAATTTTGGAAATTATATAAAGCTTATCAAAAAACATTTGACAATGAATTAACAATGAAAATTCAAGGTATAACATACGCAAGTCTAAACAAAGAAGTCACAATTGATGATGTTATCCCCTTATAAAAGGCAGGTGATAATATGGCGTACGATATCGGCCCTAGGATAGGTATAGAAGGTGAAAAAGAGTTTAGGAAAGCAATACAAGATATAAACGCACAAATGAGGGCACTTGGCTATGAAATGAAAGCTGTAGCAAGCCAATTCGGAGAAAATGACAAAAGTATACAGTCATTGACAGCGAGAAATGAAGTATTGAACAAGCAAATTGATGCACAAAAACAAAAATTATCAGAGTTGCAAAAAGGATTAGAGGCGGCATCAGCCAAATATGGAGAAAATGATAGGGTAACGCAAGGTTGGCAAGCACAAGTAAATAAAGCAACAGCCGAGCTAAACAAAATGGAAAAAGAGCTAAAAGAAAATGAAGAAGCAATGAAGAATTACGCAAAATCACAAATAGAGGCATTTAAAAATAGCGAAGAATTTAAAAAAGCTCAAGAAAAATTAAAAGGAGTATTTGATGTAGTTAAAAAAGCAGCTATTGCAACGGCTACAGCTATAACAGGCGCAATTGTAGGATCTACAAAAGCAGCAATTGATTATGAGAGTGCTTTTGCAGGGGTGAATTCTTGCCCTCCTTGCTAGAAATAGCAAGGCAATAAACCGGGCAAAAACGGTGAAGGCTAAGCTAATTATGGTATAATAAATGTGAGGGCT